ACTCTAACAACATGGGCGGGCAAATCAACTTTTAATAATTGATTTAATGAGGCAATTGCCGCGGGGGTTAAAGTCCCCAATCGTTGTTCTAATGTTCTTAATTTTTGGGCATTTGATGTTTTAGTATCTGCGGCAATTTTGATGACTGATTTCATATTTGGCAATGCCTGCATTAATGTTAAAAGTATTTGAACAATTTTATATCCCTCAACTTGGTCAGCCCCGCCCAATAATAAATCAATATCATTTAAATCCGAATTCGTTGGGAGTTCAGCAACTAAATTAGTTAATATACCATTTAATGGCATTGCTGGAGTTAGGCCCGCTTCTGCAACCAATTTGGCTTGCAATTCTGCGACGAATTCGGAGACAAGAATTAATTTTCTCAAATCTGCCGTAGTTGTAATTAAATTATCTTGGGCGAATGCAATATTTGATGGCACACCATTTGTAGCCGTTAACATATCCAAATATTGATGGATATAATTAATAAAGAATTCTGGGGTTATATTTTTTATATCAAATCTTGTGCCAAAGTCTGCCTTAATTTGGGGGTATGCCCGATTGAACCCAACTCGGCCGTCAACATCTAAGTTATTAGAAATATCACTTGCTTCTTTTTCTTTAAACCCCAAGTCTAATAAATTTTGAATTGCCAAGCCGGCTTGATAGGTTCTATCCTCGGCCAATTCAGTTGCAGTCTTTACAATTGGGGCAACTGGCATAATACCAGTTTTTAAATCTTGCCTCTGCTTAGCAATATTGGTCATATTATCAACTGCGGCCTTGCGGATGATCTGGTCGCGAAGTATTCTTTCGTCGACTTTTCTCTCTTTTGACATTCTCGAGTAAAAAAATTATAGTATATATAATAGCAAATTTAAAAAAAAATTAATCAAAATATTAATTATCATCCACTTCATAATACTCAGTGAAATTTTTTCTGAATCTTTGCTTTGGGTCGCCCTCTAAATCTATCATGAGAAAACTGGCTTTATCTTCAGTGCTATGTTTATACATCTTAATCAAATGATTTTTATCGATGCCCAATGAATACTCATTGCCAATCATGACTAAATTTTTCATACTTGAAACTTGCTTAATAATTAAATATGTCAAATTATTGCGGATCATCTTTGGCACGGCATAATATGATTGAGAGATATAGCACATACTGGCATTTTTCTTCCTCGCCCTTATAAAAAATTGTTCCATAGGTTTTTGATTTTTTTCACCAACTAAATCATCCATAACGATTAACGATTGAACTTCTTTATCTAATTTGTCAATGTCTGGCAAATTTGCAATGCCCTCTCGCACTTCTATCTCTTTCGTATCTTTGAATTTCTCTTTCAACCAATTATAAATAGGCTCATCACTATTTTTTGTGATTATATATATCTTTTCAAAAGTGCCACTCATAACTTTTATCAAATTCATGAGTGTTTGTGTTTTACCACTTCCAGACGACCCACAGATTAGCATTCTAAAAGGGATTTGGATGTGATGTATGTCATAATGCGGGTTATGATACTTTTTTATAAATTTTTTAGGTAAATGCTCATACCAATTGATGAGCTCACCCGTGGGCTTTTGACCTTCGCCGGATTTGGCCTTTTTAGGGGGCATTTTTAAATATAATAATTCTTAGAAATTATATTACCATATATATATAAATATATTTATTCTTGTAAAAATTAAATATAATATTCATGTCAGTGCAACCACCCCCACTAAACCAAAGCGGCGGCTTTAATACTAATAATTGGGTTAATGGCAATCAAATTGTTGATGAAGCATATATTCAAGCAAACTTTTTAGCCTTCCCATCGGCACAAGGTGCTGAGACCTTACAACAAACTATAATAAATGGTGATTTAACCGTGCAGAATCCGGCAACATTTTCAAGTTCAGTATCATTAGGTAATGCCGCAACCGTAGGGCTGCCAACTGGCCTCGTACAAAATGCTGTGGCAAGTGTTGAATATGTTCAAAATTATATAAATACTGATGGTGCCGCATTATTAGCGGCCGCTAATACATTTACCGGCATAAATACATTTAATGCAAATACAAATCTTCATGGCTTAAACATGAATCAAACAGGCATCGTGAATGTCCCTAATATTTATATGGACAATGGGACTTCTACATCCTTTATTAGTCAGGAGAGTAATGACAATTTAACTGTTGCAAATGATGTAGGTAATATAACAATGTCGGCACCAAACGGCATATTAATTCAGCCGAATTCTGTAGATGCTTTAAGTATTTTAGATACTGGTATTAGTGCATATTTACCCATTAATATGAATAGTAATGCATTGTCAAATGCAACTTGCTCGACTCAAGTTTTGGGGTCGAATAATTTATATTTAGCAAATACTGCTTTTGTGGCGGCGGGTTTATCTTATAAAGCTTCAACCGCAAGTCCCACATTTACTGGTGTCCCAAATGCACCGACGGCGGCTCTTAATACAAATAGTACACAACTGGCGACCACTGCTTTCGTGCAAAATCAAATAAATACAATTGTACCCGTACCTACTTATTTTCAATCCGGCACGGTTTCAATAAGTTCCGCTAATTTTACATCTGTTATACCAAATCAGGGCCCAAATATTCAAGGCTATGGGGGTAATAATTTCATTATGGTTGGTACTATAAATGTTAATATTGGGATCCCATATGGAGGTGCTTATGGAGTGGCCGTAAATATGTGTTCTTTACCGCCTTATAGTTTTAATAGTGGTCTTTTACAAATTGTTTATGCCACTCAATTAATACCTGTAGTAAATTTAACCTATTTCACTATTTGGATTTATATGTCTGTTCAAGTTAGTAATCCGTCTGTCGGCATCGGTATACCATCATTTAATGCGAATTGGTTTTTATATCCTCTAAATATTTAATAATTATATTATCATAAAAAATATATACTATTAATATAAACACCCAAAAATTAATGGAGGTTCCTAACAATAATCCAAATTATACGGCAATTACCCCCGCCCCCGATTCTCAGGGTCAGACATTTCATAAACAAAATTTTGAAACAGATGGGATAACAAATTTTTTAAATGTCAATAATAATCCATCGGGGGTGTGGTCTGGTAGTAATGGCGGGTTTGGCTTCGCGACACTAAATTCTACTTTATCAAGCCCATTGCCTTTATTAAATTTAACTTCAAACGGTGCGGAAATAAACACACAAATATATAATACGGCTGGTAATACTAATTTAGATTTAACTAATCACGCTCTTACATTAATAAATGGGACGACTACTGGGTTTTTTAATGGTTATTATTTTAGGATAACTGACAACTCTCAAACTTATAATATTCAATCACAAATTACACCTGCTAATATGGTTTTATCTAATCAAAACATTGATGCATATTTAAATGTATCACCCAATGAAATGTTATTAGCTGGTTATACAGATCCTAAATCAAATAGAATAAATAATAGTGGATTTACGATTGATAGTCCAACTTCACAAACGGCTGTAAATTTTTATAGAGTTTTATTGACTGATACAAGTGAAAGTAATTCATCATCTATAAAAATACAACCCGCTAATGGATTTCTTCAATATAACTCATTAAGTGCCGTAGGTAAAATAAATTCTAATATTAATTTTTATAACATAAATAATGCACCGAGTATAGTTTTAGACGACAATACTTCTACAAATACAATTACTAAAAATACAATCACATTAAACGACAGTGTTCATAATTCAGAATTAACAACATCCGATTTATTATTTAATGGGGTCAGTTATTCAGTCAATTTGACTAAATCGTTTAATCAATATATTAGTGCCGCCATTTATGCCGATGGAAGGCCTCCAACTACCCCATCATCAACCATAACCCAAACTTATGCCTTCACCCCCGCTTGGTACTTTAAAAACAGTGTTGCGGGTTATAAAATTAATTGGTACATTGGTCCCGATGTTGGTATGACGGTTTCAAAAGTTTTGGGAATATATATGAATATTTTTAATGCATCGACGACATCTAATGATAATACACCATTTTTAACAATTTATACTCAACCACAATCGGGGGATTCTACATTTTATCATAGTAAAAGAACATATGTATTTAATCAAGCTATAACACCTACGGTAAATACAAGATATAATATGTTCATGAATGTAGCAGGCAATTGCCCTACACCTTCTATTTATGGATCGACTTTAAATAATATGGAATTAACAAGTGTCGGCGGCGGTAGTGTTGGGCCGTTTGCTCCCACTGAATTGATATTAGCATTTACTATTGGTACCAATAGTGCCTCAGCGGTTAATAGTGTAGAATTTGCAATTAATAAATTTGGTATTATGACACCTACCGGAACGACTGAAGTTAATTTTATCCCCTCAACATAAAATATATTCATTAATATATGACAAAAAAAATATGCCTAAAATTTTAAACCCAGAATTATACGAAAGAGCAAAATCCATAGCGGATGCAATATATACAAAGCCATCAGCCTATAAAAGCGGGTTCATTGTAAAAACATATAAACAATTAGGCGGAACCTATGGAGATGATGGCAAAGAAAAGAATTTAAAAAGATGGTATCAAGAAAATTGGCAAGATGTTGGCCATCAATCATATCCTGTCTATAGGCCAACTATCAAAGTAAATAAAAATACACCATTAACAATATCCGAAATTGATAAGAAAGATTTGGCAAAAAAAATAAAACTTAAGCAGAAGATAAAGGGTGAAAAAAATTTACCACCTTTTAAAGCAAAGGCTTAAATTAGCTCGCATTGTATTTGGCCGAAACTATCCAATGGCCGCCATTATACAATAACATATTATTATTTTAATTAATAAAAAAGATATCTTTTTTAATATAATCATTATTTTTTTGCAAACTCTTTCTTGAAAAGAAAGGAGACAAAGAAAAAATATGCCGAAAAAAGGAAGACCATCAAAAACTCATAAAGGTGATTTAGATTATACCACAAAAATGGGTGATAAGTATTATCACGAGGGTGGCCATCGTGTTAAAAAAAGTCATAAGCCATATAGAGCACCTCATTTAAAAATACCAATGGCGGGGGGCGGTGCATTAAAAATAACAATATGCCATGATAGTGATAGCGATAGTGATTTAGAGGGCGAGGGTCTATGGGATGTTGTTCGTGGGTCATTTCAATCCGCCGCAGATAAAGCAAAAAATACTATTAATAATGTGAAGAATAGTGCAGTTGATAATTATCATAGATTAGAAACATCAGCAACGAATACAATGAATAGGATTAAAGATGTTGCAAATAAAGTTATTACCGGAAACACGGGAATGCCGCCAAATGTTCAGAAAATATTAGATGAATACGGGAGTCAATTAATTACGAAAATTGATATTGTAAGAAATCCAGTGGGGGCCGCATTGGTTGGGGCATTAAGTATTGCATCATTGGGGCAATTTGGAAAAAACTTAGCTGATGCCCCTTATGATCAATTATATCATCTAAAAATTATAATGACATTACAAAGTGGAACAAAGATTTCACTTGAGAAAGTAGAAAGAGTAAATATGGTTGTTAATCCAAAATCAGTAAAAGATGAAGAAGATATGCCGGCTTCACTAAACGGAAAATCAATCACTTTAAATGAATTATATATGAATACTCAAGATGCCATGGGTGATAGATTTTATTCATATTCGTCGAGGGATAACAATTGTCAGCATTTCATAATGTCAGTATTTCAAGCAAATGGTTTGGGCAATCAACAAGACTTTGATTTTATAAAACAAGATACAAAAGAATTATTCGGCGATAATTCATTTTTGCGGAAGGCATCAAATACAATCACTGATATTGGGGCAAGATTTAATGTATTAAAACAAGGCGGCGAAGTTGACGAAAATCAATTAGATGCAGCAATTAAATTAATGGCAAAACAAAAAAGAAGCAAACGAGGATTAGTTGCCACGACTGCAGTACCTACCACTGGCGGGGCGGTAGGCAAACCAATAGGAAAGGCAATTAAACCAATAATACCAATCTCAACTGTGCCAGTTAGTACTACTGGCGGAAAAATTAAACATATTACATTTACGGACTTTGCGAAAGGTTGGGCAAAGCACCATAAAATTACACACGGAGGGGCTTTAAAAAGCAAACATGCGAAACATGTATATTCAACTATAAAAGATTATATTATTAAAAGCGGCGGCGGTTGGGATGATTTTATACAAGGGGCTAAGAAGTTTTTCACCGGTGGTTATAATGATCAAATAGTACAAGGCCTTAAAGATACCGGAAATGCGATTAAATCTGGCTTTGATGCATTCGGAAATAAGATAACGGGAACGGCCGAACAAATAGCACAAACCGTGAGAAGTCAAGCGGATAAAATTATTGATGATGCAAAACATGGAATATCAACAAGTTTAGAAGTTGTAAAAAACTTAGCAAATAATGTCGCCATTACCGCAGAGCAAAAATGGCAGTTATTAAAAGCCGCCGCAATTAAAGGTTATAATGTTGTAAAAGGCGGAATCATGGAAGGTGTCAACTTTGTCAAAAAATATGGGCAAGAGGCCATCAACTGGATTAAAGATCATGAGGATGCAATGAAAGCAATAGCAATTAGCATCGCAAAATTTGCAGTGAAAAAAGGAATACCATTGGCAGGTGAATATTTGGGCGGAATATTTGCCGACTTTTTGGCTGCGGGAATGTTGCAGCCTGAATTAATCCCCATTGCACAAACTTTAGGATCTATGGCTGGAAAAAAATTAGGCAATATGTTATCTGATTATATTATGTCATTAGGATTGGCGGATGCACAAGGCAATCCGGATGCGGATAAATGGTTGACAATTACTGGCCAAGCTATAGATGCTGGAAAAATGGCATATTCGGGATATCAAGGATTAAAGGCCGTAAATAATTATTTAAGCGGAGCCGCAAGTGCAGGCCAAGCGGCAACCGCTGCGGCATCAACGGCCGGAACTGGAATTGTAATCTATGGTATGAATGGCAAAAAAAAAGGAAGACCAAGAAAATCATAATGCAATAAATAAATAAATCATTTTTTTTCTTACTGTCCAAAAACTTACTGTCCAAAAACTTACTGTCCAAAACTTACTGTCCAACGATGGCGGGCATTTTATGGCTTTCTAAGCTCATATATAAATATTTGGACAGTAAGACGGCAGGACAGTAAGTTTATAAATTAAACTTAGTAAAAAAAAATGATTTTTGAAAATAATTTTCATTTTGTTCTAAAACTTTTCTTCATTTTTACTGTCCTTACTGTCCTTACTGTCCAATACTATTTATATAGGCTTAGAATTGCTTAATATTGGTATATAAGATGGACAGTAACTTGGACAGTAAGAAATCTAAATGGACAGTAAAAAAATAAGATGAATTGGCATAATAAGCCAATGTTTTTAATATTGTTTGTACCATTTTTTTAGTTTGCCGTCAAATTTAAGACCATTTTTTTTCGCATCTTCAATTGCTTCTTTTGAGTATTTAATATTTACATATTCTATATGCTTTGTTTTTCGTTTATTGGTGAAATCTTTAATATCTTTAATTATGTATTCTTTAAAGTATTCTATAATTTCATTATTGCTTTTAATATTTCTGCAATATCTGATTTTTAAATTATTTTCCCACCTCATGCCATATTGCATGCCAGAATTAGTATCTTGGTATATTTTATATGGTATATCAAAGCATACAATATTATTATATTTATCTGCTTCTTTTTTATCTTCTTCTTTGCAATCATTACAAATATTATATTTTCTATTTTTATGATCTGCATTGCATCTTTCACATTTGCGAGCCTTGCCGGATTCTATAAATTTTTTAATACAGCAACTACCAATAATCAATATATCTTCGATTCTTGATGTGGTATCTTTTCTAATATAGCAATTATGAACAATTGATTGTCCGCATACACATTCATTA